ATATTTTAAGTATCTTTTCTTCTAAAATCTTACCAACATAATCAACTAACTGATCTTCCGTTAGAGTTTTAGATAACTCACTTATTGGTTGTGCCATAACCTACCTACCCACATAGTAAGGAAACTGTTGTTTTGTTAAACCAGGCTTACGAGTTGATGGTACATTTTTAGGTAGATTTGCTTTTGCTTGATTAGTTTCCGCTATTTTCTTAAGGAAATTCAATCCTATCATCCAGGGATTCGCCAAACCTAATGCTCCTGTTGCTGTATTAAATGAGCCCATCCCCAGTGGGCCAAATGATAGGTTCATTCCTTTCTCAGCAACATCTGCAGCCTTCTCTGCACCAGTACCAAAGATTTTTTCTAATTGATCTGGGTCAAATGCACCTTCAGGAACTTCTAATCCTTCTAATGATGGTATTTGTGGGACCACTTCTTCTACAGCCTTACTGGCTGCTTTTGAAGCTTGGTTTACTCCTGCACCTTGCTCGAGCCTTGCTTTGTATATGTCAAGTAATCTTTGTGAATTGTTAGCCATAGAACCTTTACCACCTACAGAACCTGTGCTAGTTAGAGTACTACCTCGAGCCTTGTTTTGTAAGCGCTTTATTAAACTTTCATTTATTACATTTACCAAGTCTTTGCTACCTTCGGATGAAATATTTAACCGAGAATCACCTGAGGGCTTTCTGATCTGCTGCTGCTCTCCACTCTTCTGTTGTATTTGGTCAGGTGTATTAGAAGTAGATTGCTCTGGTATAGAACCAAGTGTTAGACTCTGAGCGGCTTCATTTTCTTCTGCTTCTAGTGTACCTAATGTATGAGTAAAGTCACCAGGTTGAGCAGTATTACCTTGAAATGATTGGTCAAAAACAGAAGGTATAGTACTAGTTTTAGATTCTTTAAGTATTTGATTTGCTTTTAGATTTCTAATTTCATCTATTTGTTCTTGAGACGGTACACCCATTAAAAAACCAGGTACACCACTCCAGAATTCAGTATTTGGACCTTTCCATGAAAGATTAATTGGTCCGTATTTATGACCTGTATGTATTCCACTCGCTCTTACTTTAGGATCATTGGACATATGAGGAGGTGGAAACAAAGTATCCCATGGATTAGCCCCACTTGTTGGTATAGCATAATCACCTAGTTGTTCTTTACCAAGAGGTTTATGACCTAAATCTGGACGTCGTCTATCTATGTGAGGCATTACGCTTTCCCCCTGTTTCTCGCTCTGTTTTTGCTTTGTCCTTCGAGCTTGGTGCCACCGCCTTGTTTATGCGAGACATCCAGCTTATCTCCATTCCCATAAGTACCTCGTTTTCGGTTTTCAGCGTTAAGCGTAGCTCTTTTCTTTTTCTGAGCTGGTTTTTTATTATATTCACTCTGGTATGCTTGCTTAATTTTAAGTGCATTAGAATGAGATTTATAGTAATCAGTACTTTTGCTTGCCATAAAGCCTCGTTTTTACTAGTTCAGGATCTACCTTAGGCATTATTTTATTTAATGTATCAAGTGGATTACCATTATAGGCAACACCAGTGACATCATTTGTCTTCAGCCAGTCACAAGCTGCTTTAAGTTCATGGGCAGAAGCCTCACCACTCTTGACTCTCTTAAGAAACTCAAGGGTGACAAGGTTATGAAGCTCATTGAACTTCTCTTCTGTTGCTTTTTTCATGCTAATAGCTTTTCTTTAATAAGCTTTACGGCTTGATCATCAATTTTATTATCAGTTCTAGCTGCACATACAGCAAGTAAATCTATAATTAGATTTTTAACTGATTCTGTTTGGATGAAAGCGATTAAAAGTGGTTTAATTAGGGTGATCATTGGTTTCGTTTGGTTGTTTTTTAAGTAATGAGACAATGGGGACTATATCACTGCACATATGTTCAACACGTGAACCAGGTCTAAAGGTAAAACCTTTCTTCATTAGTTCAGCACATTTTAAAGAACGTACAAGTTCATAATCTATCCTCATCTTTTCGTTTTGTCGTCTAGCTAGAGACTTACACATCTCAGTGATGGTACCATCCATAGGAACCATAAAGTTTATTTGAGCGCCATAGTTCCAGCCTCTCGAATAACTATCAGGATCATTAGGTTTATTTTCAGTAGCTAGCCAGAAAGGTGAAAAAGTCATGGTAGGTCCATTACAGACTATACCACGACCATTATATCCACCCATTTGTTGCCTACTAGGGGCACCATTATTCTGGAATTGCACTGCTTGATTGGTCACATTGCCAGTTGCAGTGCTTTCAGGTGCCGCTGTATTATATGTTTCATCTCCATCAGCATAAGCTGGGTTTCCTATTGTGAGAATACCGATAAGGAGGTAGTAGTAGCATTTGTTGAAATTGATCTGTCTATATCTATTGTTTCTAATAGAACTAAACCAGTCGTTGCGTCTGCTGTTCTGGTTACTGTTTCTAGTTGAAAGTCTCCTCCTGCTGTAGTTATACTGAAGATAGCATCTGAGGCTGTTATACCTCCGCTTGAAGCTGAAGTAGCGGTTACATTGGTTCCAGTCCAACTGTTTAATTCTCCGCCATAGACTTTTTGTTCTACTGTTTCTGTGACTGTTTGTACAGTCGTGGTGGTGGCATTCATTGAGCCTTGTGTAAAGGCTGGTGTTACTGTGTTTGCTCTTGCCACGGAGGGGGATAACAGTGCTAAGAGAATTAGCCATCGTTTCATTCTTCTTTCTTTTTAGCCATAGGACAATTTACGGGTGTATTGTTTCCTTTACCTTTAGAATTACTAGTATTGAGCCCAAATGTCGCCAGCGCCCCTGTAAAAACGGATGCTACAAAAGTTATGTCGCCACTTGAACCTTTCTTAATCATCGGTAATTCTACATAGTTAAGGGTGATGATAAAGCCAGCCCAGACAACAACTCCTAAACGTACAAATGTACCTAGAATTTGTATCTGTTCTTCCTTATCATCTATTCCATCTTTTAATTTATCCAGAAGATTCTTTTTTTGTGGTGTCTCCATTGGTGAATTTCTTTTGTATTCGTTTAACAAACTGCATAATTAAAGGTTTGAAGACCTTCACACATTGTTTAAAAAGACTGGTGGCTGTCAAAGTAGCTGCTACTGAAATAGCAGCAGTTGTAGCTGCTGTAACCATTATTTCTTCCTGTGGTATCGGTATTTCACGATTTATAAAAGGTATAGTGACCTTTTGTACTTCAGGAAGTGCATTAACTTCATCATCTTCTTCCTCTTCTTCTGTACCTTCAGGTCCTTTCAAGGCTTCAGCTGGTACTAACATAGGATTAAATGATGGTAGATCTGCAGAAGGTGCATCCAAAATAGGACGTGGTAACTTCGGTGGATCTGGTAACATCTGGGGAGGAAGATTAAATGAAGGTAATATAGGTGGGTTTAAATTATTACCCATTTAATCATAAACCTCTTGCAGCTGCCCAGGTTTGAACTGAAGCAGTTACTTCAGCATTAGTTAAAGTTTGATCATCTGTGGTAGCTAATACTGAAGTTTTATATAATGGATAAGATGCATGAATATTAAGAACTCTTGTAATTAATTCATCTTTAGTATACTTAACTGAAGTATCAGGGATAAGATCTTCATTTACTGTAGAATATCCTATCATTTTATTATTACTTGGATCTTTATAATAACCACCATCTTCTATCCAAGATGGGCATCTACCATTTTCAAGTGTGTAATCATAGATCATTAGTTTCGTACCCTCTCTTTCATCATTTCATACATATGATCTTTATTAGTAAAATCAGCTTTACCGAAAAGTCGTTCAGCAGTTTTATCTACATTCATATGATATTTATCAGTCATGGTATCTAAAAATTCTTCTAAATGATTTGCATGTGGCAGCTCTTTATTTGCAATAACTTCTGCTGCATAATTAATATAACCTGTTACTTCAGTAAGACATAATTGTGGATGTATGCCATATTGTTGACAGTATTCAATTGTAGCAGTTTGAGCTCTACCAACTGATAATATATTACGATACATTAGTTCAAAACAACGTCTTACATGATGCCGTTTTTCTTCTTGTTCAAAAGCTACTTCATCCCAATCTTTAATACCATTAACTTCTTTAATGTTATTATAAGCATCAATTAAAGTAGCAATATCTCTAAAAGAACCGTTTATTTTATTTTCTAATGTTGATATAGTAATACAATTTTTACGATATTTTGCAGTTTCTACTGCAGTAGTTGGTTTATTTTCTGCAGCTTTAATTTTTTTTAATAGTAATGCATGAGCAACTTGAGCTTCTGAAAGTGCTCCTTTTCTCTTTTCAGTTTCTGCTAAAATTTGTCTAAGCATACGATACGGAGATTGTCCGCAAAGCATATTTAGAGTCATTAAAGTTAAAGTTGTTTGGCTATTTTTACTCCCAAATGCTTTTGTTTTTTCTAAAAGTTCAGGGAGGAATTTATTTACCTTTTCAACTGCTTTGCTGTTGATATTAGTAGTATTGGAGATATCAAACCCCATTAAGTCTTGTTTTACAAGTTCGGAAGTACGCATAAGTTTAAGTAGTGCCTGAACTAGAGGCAGGATAATGTCCAGAAAAATTTAAGTCACCGAAATCACCGCAATCACCGGTATTTGAAATTGTTTTATAATCTATTACATTAAGTACGGATCCATTACCACCAGCAGCAAAGGTACCAATAGTGCCATTAGAGCATGCTCCTAAAGATTTCTTTGTTGTTTGTAAATTACAAAGATCTGTGGCATCACCCCATGAACCAAAAGTAAAAAAATCAATCATATCTGTATTACCACTTCCTGTATTACCACCTGCATTAACACCGCGATCTGCTGAATTTGAACAAGCAGCTGTATTTCTATCACGAGCTGTATCTAAATTACCAAAATCAGTAGCATCTCCAAGTGTAGCGATAGTAACATAATCCATTTCATCACGTTTTCCACCGCCACCACCACCAAGCCAAACACCATAAGTAGCGTTTGAACAAGCTCCGCCGCCATGCCGACCTTGTGCTAAATCACCAAAATCTTCAGCATCTCCAAGTGTAGCGATAGTAACATAATCAATAGTATTAATAGTAGAACCACCCATACCAATTAAGCCACGAGTACCATCTCCACAACCTGCTACACTGTCACGTGCTTCTGTAGAATCTCCGAAATTAGTAGCATCACCTGTTGAAGCATAAGTTATATAATCAATAACATTTGAATCTCCTGCATTTCCATAACCTGCACCAAATATTCCACGAGTTCCTCCTGACGCAGCAGCTCTACCATGACTTGCCAATGTCATCTCTCCAAAATCATTAGCATCAGCTGTTGAACTAATAGTAATATAATCTATATTCTTTATATTAGCTGAGCCAGTCCAGGCTCCTCCAAAGACACCTCTTTCACCCATAAAAGTGCCAGATGCATAAGGTATTTCTGCAGAAACAGCACCATATAGCATTTGTTGAATAGGAGGTGTCATGTTAAGTCACCCCCCTGAATTACACAAATGCTAGTAGTTATAAATAGAATTGTAGCAACACATCGTTGCCCAAGTTTTACACTATCATTACCTCCATCACCATCTCCAAGATACATAGTAACTCCAGTACCTTGAGTAATATCTCTATCGCCAGTACTGTTATTGAAAATAGTAACCATATCACCAGCACTAAATATAGAGTTAGGGACTGTTACTGTTCCTGTACTATTGATAAATTTACCGGCATCTGTAGCAACTAAAGTGTAAGAACCTTGTGCATTCTCAGGTATATTTGGAACTCTTCCTTTAAATACAGTTGCTGTAACAGTTCCTGTACTAGGATTATAGTGTAAGTCTCCATCAGACTCTAGTCCTCTATCGCCTGCACCAGCGGCATCTTCAATGAAAGTAATGAGATTATTCTCGTTTGTACTCGCGTTATTTGTTATAGTCACATGGTTAGCATTGGTTGCAGTAATAGCACTGTCTGATGATACTCCACTGATATAACTTGCAAGTGTTACACCGTTGATTGTATAAGCATCAGCTTCTAATGTACCATCAAAGTCACCGTTATTTGCATCTACGTCTCCTACTAAATTTCCAGAAAATGTAGTAGCTGTTACTGTACCAGTACTAGGATTATAATGAAAGTCGTTATCAAATTCTAAGCCAATATTACTTGTATCACTAGTCTCATCTTCTATAAAAGTAATTCGATTATTTTCATTAGTAGCGTCATTAACAGTACCAAGTACATGAGCTGCGTTTACTGCATCAGTAATACTACCTGTTACATTACCAGCAAATGTAGTAGCTGTAACAGTTCCTGTACTAGGATTATAATGAAAGTTGTTATCAAATTCTAAGCCAATATTACTTGTATCACTAGTCTCATCTTCTATAAAAGTAATTCGATTATTTTCATTAGTAGCGTCATTAACAGTACCAAGTACATGAGTAGAATTAGTAGCAGTAGTAGCAGTAGTAGCACTAACAGCACTGTCTGTAGATACTCCGCCAATGTAAGTCTGCAGTGTGGCGCCATCAACACTTATATTATCAGCTTCTAATAAGCCATCTACTGAAATATTATTAGCATCCACATCTCCTTTAAACATGGTAGCTGTGACTTTACCAGTACTAGGATTATAATGAAAGTCGTTATCAAATTCTAAGCCAATATTACTTGTATCACTAGTCTCATCTTCTATAAAAGTAATTCGATTATCTTTATCAGTAGAGTCATTAACAGTACCAAGTACATGAGTTGAGTTAGTAGAATTAGTAGCAGTAATAGCACTATCTGCTGATACTCCACTAATAAAAGCTTGTAATCCTGTTCCGTTAACAGTTATATTATCAGCTTCTAATAAACCGTCTACTGAAATATTATTAGCATCTACATCTCCTTTAAAGTTAGTAGCTGTTACCGTACCAGTACTTGGGTTATAATGGAAGTCATTATCAAATTCTAAGCCAACATTATTTGTAGCACTAGTCTCATCTTCTATAAAAGTAATTCGATTATCTTCATCAGTAGAGTCATTAACAACAGCATAGACATGAGTTGAATTAGTAGCAGTAGTCGCAGTAACAGCACTGTCTGATGATACTCCACTAATAAAAGCTTGCAATCCTGTTCCGTTAACTGTAATAGAATCCGCTTCTAATACACCGTCTACTGAAAGATTATTTGTTTGTATTAAACTATCTATAGAAGCATTTTGTGCTGTAACAGTTCCTGTACTAGGATTATAATGGAAGTGCCCATCCATCTCTAAACCTACATTACCAGTAGTAATAACTTCATCTTCTACGAATGTGATTAAGTTTTTCTCATTAGCACTCTCGTTATCTGTAGCTTTAACATGAGTTGAATTTATAGCTTCATCAGCCCATATTAGTAAAGCACCTGTATCCGCACCTGCTCTAAGTATCTGATTAACTGCTGGTGGTGCAGCTGGCAAAGATAAAGTATAACTATCTGAAGTACCTTTATCAGTTGCTCCTTTAAGTCCTACATACGCGGAACCGTTGGCATCCGCTTCATTAAATCTTATTTCATTATCATTATCATATGTTTGAGTAGCTGTAAAGACA